AGGGGCAACTACCCTGACAGGCATTAACACCAGCCTGATTTACTCAGGTGGCATTGGAAGTGGCTTCAGTTACAACGGCATTAAGTACGGATACCAGCCCGAAGTGACCTTTGTTGTTTACCAGACTCGCGGTACAACAACACCTATTCCTGCCTCTGGCGATTACAAGATTGTATTTGCCAAGCGCGTGCCGGCTGATGCGCAAGAAGTTGATTGCTCTGACGTGATGCCTCAACTGGCTGCTCCTGTTGTTTCTGCAGGTAACACCACAGGACTTGGCCAAACCGCACCGCTGCGTAACAAAGGTATTTACCTGGAACGTGGCGACCGACTTTATGTTGGTGTGTTTCCAGATGGCCCTAACAGTTCGGGGTACATTCCTGGAGCATACGTCTACGCGCAAGGCGGCTTCTTCTAAGTCATGTCGCCCAAGAAGGGTGATCTCTTTGGTAATTTCAACCAAAAGATTGAATTTAAACCAAGTGCGATCAAGCCGATAACTACGGAATTCTCCCGTGGTGCGGTGCCAAACTCCATTGTTGCAATGGATCGGGAATCGTCTTGGGCACGCTGGCGTCGTGGATATGAACTTGCTGTAACAGTAGGCATTCAACGAGGGTTAACATTCCCCTTCCGCTATACAATGCCAACACCACCAGGGACCACAGTACCTCCTGGTAACCAACCGTTAATTGTTGGTGTTGTACAAGGCTTTCCTACGGCACGTAGGGAATTTGGCATCCACTGGACTGGTTGTCGCGTTGGTGCACTACTACGCTTTGATAACGTCTTTGATTCCACAGGTACCAGGGCAAGTGTTGCCATGGTCACAGAAGACGCCGATTATTGGTACGTACAGCTTGCCGGTACCTGGAGTACAAGCAACCCGCTCCCAGCCCCTCTCTACGTGCCTCCTGTGGGCAGTAACGCGGCCCTTAAGCCACTGAATGGCGAAGTGATCGAGGACCGCCTCCTGGAGCCTGGTGGGACGCCCCTGACAAGCGCAACGTTAAACCCTGCCACCAATAAGAAATACGGTTACGTCCAGGCGTTACTAGTAGATGTAAATGGTCCAGCGGGAGTACTTACGTTAAAAAAAGCAGGATCCTTTGAATCAACGCCTGACGGTGTATATGTAACACCAGCAAGTCGTCCGCCTGCTATTGATAGGTTCCTAACGCTTGGCACGAGATACGCTTGCACCTGCCAAGATTTTAGCCGCCGTAGTTACGCGTATTTCCGTGACATGAAAGGTAGCTCCACAAAGCGCTTTCCTTATACAAGGCCATCATCTTTAAAGTATGGTCGGCACGAATTAATTACGGATGCAGACGGAACTATCAATAACAATGCGGAAACTAGCATAGATAAAAACCGTAGACTTTCCCTTACGTTTGAATCAATCGATAACCCTGGTGTATTCAGTGATTTTGGCGGAAGGTATTTGCGGAATGTGCCAAGTGTAGGCGCGGCTGAAGGCCCTGGTACGTTTGTTGACTACAAAGCTGTTGATAATCAGATCGTTAGTTTTGACGACTACTGGACGCCGTTGTTAGATGAGATGCGATACTGCAAACACATCTATGCGATGCGTTTCCAGGAAGGCATCATTCTCCCTGAACCGTCTGACGTACCTATTGACATGGACGAGGGGATGGTCAGCTGGGAGCAGAAGCTTGTAAATGAATCAAGCACCATGAAAAAGCATGCTGAATACGTAGATTCAATTAATGGCTTGAAGTATATGGATCTTCCGCCTAGCAATTTTCAATCACCGCAAATGCTCCCAATGATGCAGAAGCTTTTAAACGTGCCGACTAGTTTTATTAAGCGTGCTAACTTTGAGATACAGCGCAAAGACGGAGCGTTTACAAGTGGCTGAGTTTGGAGACGTAGTAGAAACTAAATATGTGTTATCGGCTGAGCAGCTTGGTGCCAGCGCCTTTGGTAATAGCCCTGTTTATTACAGTGGTAGTCCAATTATTTATGCCCCTGGAGATGTAGTTAATCTTCCTTACACCAGTGGAGAGTTATCCACGATGGAAGCAGTGGGCTTGGCTTGGGCAGCCTACGCAAGTGGAATTGAACCAGAATAAAAAAGCCCCGTATTACCGGGGCCGTTATTCTTCACCCTTTGTCAGTACTCACGCCATGGCAGCGAGCTTTTCTTGCTTGGCCAGGTGCTTGCGTACTGCAGCTACGTTCCACAGATAGCTGTCCCGTGAGCGCGTGCAGTCAAAAGCTGCGAAATGCGGGCCCAGCTTCAGGGTGCCGTCATCGCGGTATTTGAAGAGCGTCTTGCGGTCAATGCCAAGGATTTCTTCTACTTGCTGGGCAGAGACCCAACCTGGATGCTTAGCCATGGAAGTGGCAGTCGTTACCTAGGTACCTTACACGGAGTCAAGACGGTGTCAACAGTCTTAAGCAAATTTTTATCTTGTTTCTTTGCAGGGAAGAATGCATAGGGAAATTAGAATCAATTAACGGCAATTGAAGAGCATGTTTTGCAGCCAGCACGAGCCCCTTGCCCTGCTAGTTGAATTAACTCCAAAACTTGCCAAGAAACGATTTAGAGAAAGTATATATCAAGCCTGGGACTACAAGTGCGGTTACTGCGAAGAGCAGGCCACAAGTTTAGATCATGTTGTACCTCGATTCAAATCTGGTTGCTCTAATAGAAGTAACCTGGTCCCAGCATGTACTAAATGCAATGCAAACAAAGCATCAGCCGAGATGGAGTCTTGGTACCGCCAGCAGTCTTTTTTCACAGAAGAAAAACTGGGTAGAATAAAGGCTTGGATGGAACCAGAGGGTTTCAACTTAATTGATTTACAGCTACGTAAAGAAGCATCATGATTCGCTTTGAGACTGTCAATGGCTTGTTAACACCTGTTCTTCCCAGTGATGCAACAAGCGATGAAGTCACAGTAGCGGACACAATTGCACAACGTTTAAACGGAATTCAAGGTCCTGGTGAAAACTACAAGACTTTGATGCAGTCCCTTGATCAAGCACTTCAAAAAAACAACAGCAACTCCAAAGATTATATTGACGACGAAACAATTGCAGCGGTTGAAAATTTTTATCAAAAAGCAACGGGATCAACACCCTGGGATTCCTCAAAGCAAGGCGTAGCTCTTGATAAGTTTGACGCAAAGTTTTACGCAAAACAAGTTCCAGCAGAAGTTCAAACTTGGAAAGATGCTTCCACCGCAGTTTCTTTTGCCGGAAAAAAGATTGCAGATATTGATATCACAAAAAAATACGCTGATTTAGATTCGTTTTTACACGCAGACTATACATTTGTTGGTGCCCCAAGTGGGCGCTTAGGTAAGCCTAAAACCCTGGAAACATACACAGAGACTTTAAGATCTCCTACTGATGCTGAACGTCAAATTTTACGTGAAGCATTACTTGGGAAATCAGCCACTAAACCAGAATCTCTTGCTGAACTAGCAACGCAAAACTATGTTGACGTCCAGGGGGAGAAAGCGTTTGGCGCTTTATCTGCTGATGTTCTAAAACAAACTTTAAGCGAATACTCAAGGGCACTTAAGCAACAAGACATGTCCGACATGCTGCAAGGCATGGGCATGCCTAGCGTAAACAGTCTTAAAGACGACATTAAAAATTCAATCCTCGGCGATTCAGGCGCCGGGGGATACATGGGTTTTGGTGGTGATTCGAAGCTAAGCAAGAGTTTATCTGACAGCCTGGATCGCAGCCTTGGCATTGGGTCATCTGTTCAGTACAACTGGCAAAAATGGTTTGATGAAACACTGGCAAAGCGATATGAGGAGATGTCTCAAATCGCAAGTCCAGAGGATGCGTCTAAGGTTTACGCCATTGAAAAACAATTTGCTACTTCGTTTGTCCAGGATTATTTGAAGCCCCGATTTGATACGTCAAAGTCCATTGCAGAATTTATCAGCTACATGGACGTTAAAGAGGATGAGCAGAACGTCTTGCAGACTCAGCTTGCCTCTAATGCATTAAAAGAATTTGCCAACAAACAAGCCCAAGTGTTTATTAACCAACTTGGATCCACCGCAACACAAAAAGACTTCGATCCTAATTTCTACTGGAACCCTGAACTCATTACAGGTACAGACAGGACAAGCAAGAAAACTACATACGAACAACAGAAGCAAAACGTACAAAGTTCTTGGGATACACGCAATGGCAGCCAAGCAGTAAAAGATGCCAAGACCTGGAGCCAGCTTGCTTACGAATATGGTATCGACCTGGAAAACAAGAATGATTTCGCACGCTTACATTACGAAGTCATTGGTAAAGGCAAGAATTATGACCCGGTCGCAGATACGTATAACAGACAGGATCTAGCTGCTTATATCCAAGGTCCTCTTGCGAGTGCGTTGCAGAGTCAGAAGGCTATCATTGGCAGCCCAGTGTTCCTTGATTTTGTTTCAGCAGAACAAAAAGCAAAAGAGTTTGTTGACAAATTAGATGTCGCAAATTTACCTAGTGATCTCCAGGAGCAGCTAAAGGGCCTTGGCTACAACACAAGCACAGATCCCGCTGAGGAAATAAAAGATGCGCTGACAGGTATCTTAAGTACAGATCCGGCAGTTGAAATACGTGAACGCATTAGACAATTAAATGAAGAACGAATTAAACCTACGCAAGAAAAATTAGGGTTTGGTTATATCCAAAGGGATACGGACGAAAAAGTTGAGGCGCCTACAGGAGGCAGTGCGTTGTTTAACGTCTTTAAAAAAGCTGGGTATGGCGGAAGTGAAAACGAATTTTATACTGAGTTTTTTCCTGATGCTACCGAAGAAGATAAGGCCTTAACAGCATCTGATATAGGTAAAGCAGGTTCAACTAAAGGTTTACAGGGACTAATGGGATTCAGCATGCCAGACTTCTCTGATCCTTTTACAGCGATGGGATCATTGGATAAAATGCTTGAGGATGATACTATGAAAGAGAAGGAGACGTATAAACCAACGCGCTCTAGGTATTTTGATTATTTTTCAGACGAAGAAGATGAAGGCGCACCTTCTTTCTTTGGTGGAAGTGGAATTGGCTCTCTCTTTGGTTAACACGCATGTCAGATAAATCACGCAAAGCGGCCAGTGCCGCAAAAATTCATAAAGACTCTATGGCATGCAACAAGCCTCGTCGTACCCCTGGCCACGCTACCAAGAGCCATGTGGTAAAAGCATGTGAAAATGGAGAAGAAAAAATTATTAGGTTTGGACAGCAAGGTGTTGAAGGCGCCGGTAAAAATCCAACAACCGCAAAAGATAAGGCACGTAAGAAATCTTATTACGCACGACATAATGCGCAAGATTCAAATCCGGATAAAATGTCCGCACGTTACTGGTCTCATAAGGTGAAGTGGTGATGGAATTAGCAGGGAAGCACATGGGTTTGGCTCAGTGGTCAGAGACCCCTCAAGCACGCTAAGCTACGTGGGTCGATCCCTCACCATCATGGCAAAACCCAAGTCAACCTCATTGGTCAAAATTGAAGCCAAGCCTAAACTCACTCGTCAAGGCGACGGCAAGCATTCCAAGCCCAGTCACGGTCGCAAGCTATCTCGCGGTCAAGGTAAGTAAACTGTGTATGATTGGAGGTAATTGTAGTTACTTCCATGGCGGATCTTTCGCATGCCGTTAACCTAATTCGTAAATACGAAGGGTTTAACGAAAAGGCATATCCCGATCCGTCATCAGGCGGCGAGCCATACACCATCGGGTTTGGGACTCAGTTCTACCCCGATGGTTCTCCCGTCAAGCGTGGCCAGTGTTGCAGTAAGGAAAAAGCACTGGAGTATCTCTTCCACGAGATCTCTGTCATTGACACACAGCTTTCAAAGCTAAATCTTGGCCTTGATGACAGCATGCGCCAAGCACTGCTTTCGTTCATCCATTCAATTGGCTGGGAGCCTTTTTTGTATGGACGAGTGATCGACTGCATTGAACACGAAGATTTTGGCGCAGCTACAGAAGAGATTGGTCGGTGGGTCTTTGATGAGGATCACCAGGTAATTGGCAGCCTGCTCCACAGGCGTCGTGAAGAAGCACATCTCTTCCTTCGGGAAGTTGGTGCCAACGCCTTGTCTTCTTCCGATGTACTGCTTGCTGCATTCCGCAACTACACCGCTGCTCCGCACCAGGTAAAAGCCATTCGCTTCTTGGAGCAAGGCCTCAGTCCATACGTACTTGCACAGTTTGCCAACGAGTTTCGGATTGACGATGATCCCTGGGACGATTACACCAGCGATGCCGTCAATTTGGAATTCAGCAGCTAGGCTTAGAATACTTGCAGTAAAGAAATGCAAAGCGGAATGGAGCGGTCAGTTGAACCCAGGGAATTTGAACTTCCCCTAGAACTCCAGTTTGCGATGCGCAAAGCTGAGCTTCAGGCTCAAGAGATGACCTGGGACGAGCTTCACGCCGCTTTGCTGAACCTTTACCACCAACGCTTGATGGAATGGTACGCCATTCGGGACATCATGGCGTCTGAAGACATTGAGATTGACTGGGATCACCCAACCGACATTGAGCTAGCAGAACTCGCCGCCGCATGTTTGTACGACGACGAGGATGAGGACGAAGATACCTGTCAGCCCTTCTGAACTTCGTCCAACTCAACTAGCCGAGAGAGGTACCACTGTGCTTTCTTCAGTGATTCTGTCCCGCCTTTATGTTTCTCACGCCACACATACTTGGAAATATTGCCCTTCAGGAATCCGCGATACTCTTCGGCGGTTAGCTGGGCCTCGATTGCTTCGATACATTCGATCCCTCCGTCAGCGTAGTGCGGGGGATGATTGACCAAGTCTTCTTGGATAACGGGAGGCTTTTTTTTGGTGGCCCAGGGCACTGGGCACACGCCATCCTTACATCCGTTATCGTCTATCGGAGCAAACCACGACGTTTCGCCGAAAGCATCTTCTCCGATTCCCCTGGACCCTGCAGCTCCAGCACTAAGGTCTTGGGACGGGGAGATGCTCCCATTGACATCCCCTGCTCCATCGAGGGGATATAGCCCGTCGTTCCAAGCCGTGCTCCCTCGAGATTCAACGGATTCCTTTCGAGTCCCTGCTCGCATAGCGTCAAGCCCCTGTTGAACATGTCATACAATGGTACATCATTTTCTTCGTTGTCAAGAGGTGCGCCAAAGTCTTCTTCAGTAAGACAACGACAGTCCAGTTCATCTTGAACAAAGCTATCCAGGAACCCTGCAGCGGAATGCATCACGGTGTTTAAGCGATTTACTTCTCTTACAATGATAAGATGGCAAACACTTATAGACCTACATACGATCCAGGTGTTGACTCTGGAACGTCAGGCGCCGAAGTATCGGACCTAAGGCCGGAACAGGCCTATGACACAGACCTGCGGCGTGTTGAACCACAGGAGCGTTCGGCTACAGAATCAGTCAACGACAATCAAAACCGCGTTGCAAAATTCATGCGAGCAGCAAAGAGTGCTGGCGCATACCAACAAAGGTCTCAAATTGCTGAGCCTACCGTTTTCAATGAAGACGGCGATGCCTATGGGACTGTAGGTAGTACGGCATATTCCCGTAAACCACAGTCCCAATTTGGCAAGGCGTTTTAAACCTGAGAGAATACCACGTTATGTGGTTGATCTTGGTACTTGCCTTTCCGGTCCTGGTAGCTAACCTCGCAAGGGTTACCACGGTAGAAGAGAAGTTGAGTGATCCCCTCGTTCGCGTAGATGCGATTAAACAGTCCGGTGCAGTTACTGATCTCCAACGTCAGGTAACCTTCCCAGCCGCTTTCAGCAGGTGTGATGTTAACCAGGATGCCTGAGCGAGCGTACGTAGATTTGCCAACGGCAACTACGGTGACATCGCGTGGCAGTTTTAGACGTTCTTGTGCAACGCCCAGGCAGTAGCCGTACGGAGGAAGCAGGAAGTACTGCCCGCGTTCGTCTTCCAGGAGATCAGCAGGTTTGAGGATGTCAGGATCAAAGTTCTTCGGATCACAATCCCCAGCCTGGACCTTACCAAAAATCAAGCACTGGCCAGGGGAAAGCCTGATGTCATAGCCGTATGAGCTAAGACCATAGCTAAGGAGCTTACGTCCGTTTTCTTTGTTAACTAGGTGATCAACAAAGGGTTCAATCATCCCCTTTTCTTCAGCAAGTTGCTTGATCTCCCAGTCGGCGAGGACGCTCATGGTTCCTTGTAATCGTCTTTCAGTATACCTGGTTCAAGAAAGGATATGCCCACGTTCCGAGTAAATGTCTATAAACCGTTCTGTCGCTTCACCTGAGGAGTCCATGGGAGGCAAGTACACAAGAAAAGAAGTGCACGTTATTGCAGGTTCGATTTTTCCTTGGCGATGCCTGTTAAGTTTTGGTATTGTTTTTAGAATGCACATGGGAAACTTAAAGATTTTAGGCTCGTAACGAATCATGTCAGGGCAGTTGCTGAAGTAAAGACCTTGCTTTACTTGACCCGACAGCCATTCGTGGTACAGACGCCGAAACCACACGGCGTGAGAAGATGTTAACGACAAAGACGAAGCTCGGGTCATCTTCCACTTTTCATTTTTTTTGTCCCAGAAGTAAGCGCCGGCAGGCGGAAACAAATACACGTTTCCATACCAGAGTTGCGTATTTAACGCGTCGTCTGACGGAGTGTAAAACTGTTTGGCCTGCACATACTCATTAGCAATCCTGGAACTTGCTACATCTAAATCGATGCCGCCCATCAACTCATTCGCTGCGCACACAAGGTCAGAGCTGGTAATCCACTCAATTTCCTCGGCTTTAGATTTGACCTTCCGAACGCCGTCACTCATTTCTTTTCGTTTACCTTGTTGTAATCAATTTCCAAATAACGCATGCCCTCATGATCATTGATGAGGTAACCAGCTTTTTCTAAGGGGTCAATTTTTTGAGCCGCTCCAAGAACACGCCTGAATGTTTCAGCCAGGTCCCCGTCATTTTCACGTTCGCATTCTTCTTGTGCCGAATGTAACTCTTTGAGCGTCATAAAAAACATTGAACGCTCTTTGTTCTGAGGTTGAAAGACCATGATACCTGGCCCCTCAAGTTCCCACATCTTGCAATAGTGTTGCCCCATGTCGCCAAGGATTAGTTTCAAGGTGCCTTCAAGCACCTTGGCCTTGGTATCGTCCATCTCTGGACCGATGACAGAAGCAATCAGTTTTTCGCGTCGACTTGACATTTTTCCAGAAGTCCTTGGCGTTGTAAAGATTCTAAGAGTTTTTTGGTGGGCTGGTATAACACAACTAACTTGCCAAGGATACCGCGTTTTTTAACAAGTTTTCCTGTGTTGTCTCGTACCTTGTTAAATTCGCCTGAACGAATCAAATACTCAGCAACGCAGCGAAGGCGTCTCTTCAAGGGTAATTCTGCTTGCGGGAATTTACCACAAATCGTATCGGGTTGTAAATCCTGGAACACAAGCCGCAATCGATTTGCCAAGGTCATATTTGAATTAGCGTCTTCTTCCTCGTATTTTTTTAAGTTTTCAAGGTATCGACGCAGGCACCCATCATCGAATGAACCACTGGGCGGCAGAAACATTTCCACCTGGTTGGCCAGTGACTCAGGCAATGTCTCCTGGTAATTATCGATGGTGACTTCATCGATATCCACAACTTGAAATCGATGCGCCATTATTCAAGAAACTGGTTGGTTGACTTATACATGTGAGGCCTGCTTCGCAGATCACTTGGCACAAGGTCTCGGTTTTTGGTGAAGGACTGGACCAATTGATTCCAGGGGATTCGCAGCACTGCTTTGCGGTGGTTCCCAGGGGAAACATTGACGTAATGGATGCCTTCTACCCAGCCTTTGTCCGGTTCTTTTCTTCCAATTGCAATCCAATTTCTCACCGTTTGGTCAGATACCCCAAGACGTCTGCCACATTCTTCTGTCGAAATATATTCATCCGCATAAGCATCGGGACATAAAGCGTCTGTTTCTCCGTTTGAATAACGGCTATGCCACATGGAGGCAAGGATATTTCGAATTCCTTTCAGCTCTTGCGCAACATCTTCAAGCCCTTTTCTAATTCCGTAACTCATAGCGGCAGGCGTTCTGTTTATATGTTAGTCTGTCAGGAAAACCATCTGTGACAATGGAAGAACAAGTTTCACCTAGTCAAGTACCGGTACAGCCACCCGCAAGTCCCCAGATCACACCTGAACAACTGGAGGAAATGAAGGCTATTGCCCGTGAGCGGGCCATCCAGCAGACCATGGCACAACGTGCTGCACTGTTGCAACAGCCCCAGCAGCAACCTCAAGTGGTTTATGTACGTCGCAATTTGACAGTTGCCGAACTGCTGTTGGTAATCTTGCTTTCCTGTGGAATTGTGACAGGAATTCAAGTTGGCTGGAACACCGTGTCTAATTTACTTCCCCGCATCGAAGTAAAGGTGCGTTGAGTAAGAAGCTTTATAATTAAAGCATAGGTATATCGCAACAATAGCAGGTGGCAAATAGAAGGATTACAGAGTTCCCAGCCATCAATGGGGCCGACATCAATGAACAGGACCTTCTTACGTTGGTCCATGTTTTTGAAGTCGACCCAACTTTGCGTAATAAAAAAATTACCTTTACGCAATTTAAGGATTACTTAGATATTTACTATGCTCCGGCCAGCGGCGCTACCTTCAGTGGTAACGTCACGATTGCGGGAAATCTTACCGTAACAGGTACAAGCACTTTTGCTGCAGTCAACAGCTCTAGTCTTGGTACCTTCAGTGGAATTCTTGTACAAAACAATGCAAACATCAGTGGAACTGTAAGCGGCACAACGATTACTGGTACCAATATTCAAGGTACTGCTGTCAATGGTGTTACGGTAACAACTACAACTGCAACAGGAACTACTGCTAACTTTACGAGCGGTAACTTCCAATCGTTATCAGGTGCTTCGATAACCGGCGGGCAAGTCACTGCTACCTCTGGTACTTACACTGCATTAAGTGGAACCACAATTACAGGTACCACAGTTACCGCAACCACAGGCACATTCCAGGTACTAGGAACGCCTGTTCTTAACGTCAGTGGAAACCTATCTGTTGCAAGTGGCTTAACAGTAACTGGACTTGCACAATTTGCATCAGGTGTACAAGTCACTGGCACTTTATCTGGCACGACAGTTACAGGTACAACTGCAAGTTTTAGTACTGTAAATGGTGTGTCGGGCGTATTTACTACGCAACTCTCTGGTGCAACCATTACCGGAAACACGGTACTTGCGTCTAATGTCACTGGAGTATCCGGGACATTTACAACAAGGGTCTCAGGCGCAACCGTCACTGGCAATACGGGTGCTTTTGGAAATGTAAGTGGTATTTCTGGCGTCTTTACCCAGTTCCTTTCTGGGGCAATGATCACAGGCGATGCTGGTCGCTTTGCCGTAATCACTGGTGTATCGGGTGTTTATACAAATTTATCGGGTGCCACAGTTACTGGAGACACTGTTTTAGCTACAAATGTCACGGGTGTTTCTGGTGTCTTCACTAGCCGTGTATCTGGCACAACCATTACAGGTACAACGGCTGCATTTACAAACATCACCGGCATTTCCGGTGTCTTTACGTCGCAAGTTTCAGGCGCAACCGTAACAGGCACTAGTGGTCAATTTGTAAATGTTGCGGCAGATACAGGGGTATTTGTACTTGCTTCCGGCACCACTGTTACAGGAAACACCGGAGCCTTCACTAACCTCACTGGTATTGTTGGTATCTTTACTACCAGTGTTTCAGGTGCAACCGTAATCGGCACAACGGTCACTGGTGCAACTGGCATCTTTACCTACGTGACCGGTACCACCATTACTGGCGTAAACATTAATGCGGCTACTGGTGTATTTAATACTCTTCAAGCAACCAACCTTAGTTTCACTAACACCACTGTCTCTGGTAACTTAACGGTTGTCGGATCGGGTTTCTTTGGTTCTGGTGTATCTATCACAGGCACTATTAGCGGTGTAACTGTTACCGGCACAAGTGGTCAATTCACCAGTATCACTGGCGGCACTGCTGGATTCACGACTGTTACCGGGGTTACTTTTACAGGTACAACAATTAACGCTGTATCCGGCGTATTTACAACTCAGCTTTCAGGAGCAACAATCACTGGAGATGCCGGTAGATTCACCTCAATCACAGGTGGCACTATTGGTGCAACAACCATTACAGGCACAACGATAACCGGTACGACTGCTAATTTTGTATCAGGTGTATACACAACGCAACTTTCAGGCGCTACCGTTACCGGATCTACGGCGGCATTTACAAATATCACTGGTGTAAATGGCACATTTACCGCAGCCTCTGGTGCAATACCTGCATTGATTTCGTCTGGTGTGATTTCAGGGGATGCAGGTTTAATTATCCGTGGGACTATCACAGTTCTTCCGTAGACTCATCTATTTATTTGTACAGTAAAATAAAGAAAAAAGGTTATCATGCCATACGGTCTTATCAAGGTAGATAATATCACTTTCACCAATGCTGGAAGTGATCAGACTATTTCGGTCTCCGGACTTTTTGCTTCTACTTCTGGAAACCTAACGGTTACTGGAACTGTATCTGGTAATACGATTCAAGGCCAGACTATTTCAGGTGTCACAGTCACTGGTACGACTGCAAACTTTACTAGTGGTAACTTCACTAATATCAGTGGCGGCAGGTATACAATTACTTCGGGTGTATTTGCGGCAGGTAGTGCGGCAGCGCCTTCAATTAGTTTTGTTTCAGACCCGAATACAGGCATTTATTCCCCCGGCGCAGACCAAGTAGCCATCTCAACTAATGGCACGGGGCGATTGTTTGTTGATGCGAGCGGGAATGTTGGACTGGTTTCAGCGCCAAGTGCATTTGGCACACGTACGGCAATTCAGTTAAATGGAGCTGTTAGCAACTGGTTTGCTGGCGGAGTTAACGGATTTACGCTTTTTTCCCGGAACCTGTACAACGATGGGGGCAATAAGTTCATCGGATCTAGCTATGCAAGTAACTACTATCAAAATACAAGTGGTGAGCATGTATTTGAGTATTCGTCAGCATCAGGCACCGCTGGAGCCGCTGCAACAATGCTTGAGGCAATGCGTATCACAAACGCAGGCCGCTTAGGTCTGGGGACTAGTAGCCCTGCAGCTTTATGTCACTTGCGAAGTGATGCTAATAGTGCCGTAACACATCTGTACCTGCAGAACAGGAATGCAGGTGCAAGTGCGCAGTCGCGGATTGCATTTACTGACTCTGCCAACGATTTAAGCGATAACCGTCACGCCTATATCGGAGCTGTTACTACAGGTGCAGGTCAAAACGGAAGCAGCTTTGTTATTGCTACAAACCCAGATG